GTCAGCCATGCTCTGCAAATACGGCAAAACTTTTTGCAACACGGGCAACAAACCTGCACCAATGCTTTCTTGTGTTTCAGCCAAACTATTTTTTAATATCTTAAATTGACCTGCAGCGGTGTTTGCAGACTTTGCGGCCGCGCCACCAAAGTTGTCATTTAACGCAAGCATCACCGTGTCAAGTGACGCACCGTCTTTAATCATGCCCTTCATCTCAGGCGACAACGCTTGCAAACCTTTCATATTGCCTGCGTACGCTTTAGCCAGCGCGTCGCTAATTGTTGCTAGATCGTTGCCAGTTGCAGCCGAAATATCTTGTGCAAGTGTCAGCGCGCTAGTTGCATCGCCAACATCTTTTGTACCGACAAGTAACGCAGCAAACGCTGGTCGTAACTCGCTGTCAGCCGTACCAGTTGCCCTCGACATAGCCGAAATCATGTCCTCAGTCGCTGCAACCGTTGCGTCAGTAGCGCCAACAACGTTTTGCATCGTGTTAGCCAAAATTGCTTGTTGCTGTTCGTCCTCGGCTGCCGCCTTTGCAGCCAAGCCAAGCGCACCCGCAACCGCCGTTATTGCAGCCGCTGCAGGTATCGCCGCTTTCTTAATTGCAAACTGTGCTTTCTCGCCAACCGTTTCTAACTGCTTAAATTCTTTAATTGCTTTGTCAATGCCTTTGCCGTCAAACTCAGAGACAATCGGAATACTTAATGCCATTACAAACCTGCTTGCACAACGCGCATAGTTTTAGCAATCATCTTTGTCATCTCAGCCTCAATACCGCGACGCGCTTTATAGACCGCCGGGCCGATCAGTCGAGTGCGACCAGCGCTAACTGGCAAGCCAACAAACAACAAACTTGTATTTAATTTGTTTGCATTAGCGCGACCAGCCGTTTCAAAGATTGCAGCCGCTGGGTCTTTTTGTTCAATAAGAATTACGCCGACTGCGTTGCGTCGAGTGTCAAAACGTACCTTTACGCCGTTAACTGCTTTTGCAACAGTAAACGGAAAATTTGGGCGTGTGCGACCCTGCTCTTGCCATTTATATTTCATGCCCGACAATGGCACTTGTGTATAAACCGCTTTGGCTGCTTTAAGCGCTGGCCCTGCAATCTGCGTAGCGTCTGCCTTAAAATCTTTTTGCAGTTGCGGGTCAATTTTACGCAAAGAGTTAATCGTCTGCTTGACCCCGACGATCTCAATAGTTGTTGATGCTGGCATTGCGCTACCTCTTTTGCTTATTCAATAGCGTAATCACCGTTATCAGGTCGCGCGTGTCAAACTCAATTGTCGTAGGCCAATATCCTGTTGCGACTAACAGTTCTGCTAGTTGCCGTCGGTAACTGCCTACGCCGTATGGTTTGGGTCTGTCTCGTCTATTGCCTCAATCGTCATGTTTGGGTTTTCTTTAACCCAATCACGATATGTTGCAGGCATTTTTTGGCCGCTAAGTTTCAGCAAGTTGTATGCCCAGCAAACTAGATCGGTGTAGCCAATACCTTTGCCGTCACTAATTTTGCGACCTTCTGTTTTTTCCCACTCGCAGATAACGAACATATTTGTTGTTAACTCGACTGGCTGTACGCCGTCTTGTAGATCTACTTTAAGTTTTAATCTCATTGCCTTGTCCTGTTCTCGGCCAGTTATGGCGCGTTAGATCACGTTACGTCAACTGTGTATGCGCCACCCATAAGTTCAATGTCGTAGGTAGCCAACTCGCCCAAGTTTGCGTTCATTACTGGCAACGCGCTTAAGAACGTATTAGTTAGTTCAAACCCGGGGTTAGTGGCTGTGTTCGAGCCTGACGCTGGGGTCACTTTGATGTAGCACTTTGTACCAACGAGCGCTGACAATGTTGCGTAACTTTCCGACGATGCGTACGACGCATACAAAGTTAAGGTTGCGCTGTTTGATTGCAGGCCAGCGGTGTTAGTGCGTGCAGTCGAGCCAAACGCGGTGTCCTCAAGTGCCTCAACAACGTAGTTAACGGTGACTGCCGATACCTGATCGGTGATGTCTGTTGTCGCTGCGCTTGACGCGCCTATGAGAACGACCGGATTACTGAGGTAGGTACTGGTAGGCATTGTGATTACTCCTTGATGTGTTAGTTATAGTTTTACCATATTGCAACGATAGGCGTGTGTATGCTCACGACGACTGCGCTTGCAAGCCAACTGCCACGTCATAACACGGATACTCTTGCCCGCCGATGTCGAGCGTGCCGGGTCTGCCCGACATTGCGATGACGCTTGAGCCAAGCACTAGCGCGGTAATCTGCAAAATTTCGCGTAACACGGGCAACCCTGCTGGGCCGCTGCCAACAATTTTAATCGGGTAGTCCATGCGTACGATGTTGCCGTTGCCTGCAATCGTCGTAAAACTTGGCGCTGTAATGTACACACAATTAGGAACAAGCCGTGTTGGGTCATTGACAACCCTGAGCCCTGTCACGGCTGTGAGCGTGGCTGTGAGATCGTCTAGCGCCTCGTTAAACAGGTCTGTGTACGGTGCAGGCACTACGCCACCGCAGGTCGGTCAATACCTAACAACTGTTTAACAATCGGTGTCATTGACTGTTGCGGTGCTGTACCCATGTTGTCAAACGACGCAAACACGTTTTCTAAACTGCCTCGACTGCGCCACAACGCCGCACAATACATGATCGTTCCTAGCGTTACGTCACCGCTAGGCGACGTGCTGAGATTGTCGTTGTAGCCTGCCTCGGCGCGTCGGCGGCTGCAGAACTGGTTGCCCGCGCTTACGGCCTGCGTTGCCAGCGTGTAGTCGTCTGACGGGTTTGTGATTGACACGCCAAGATAGGTGACAAGGTTTGCAACCGTAACCCACGTGCAAGTAGGCGTAAACGAGACTGTGCCTGTGTAGAACGCGCTGTACTCGACTGCATCGCCTGTGCAGGCGTAAAGCACTTGATTAGCGCGCGGTACGTTCTCGTTAAATGTCCATTCGCCTGTAGTGCTATCTATGCCTGTGTACTCGTATTGCGGGCATGACAACACGGTGAACGTGCCGTTAAACGGTGCGGCAATGCTTGCGACAACGATGCTGTCGCCAACCTGTATGTCGGTTGGCTCGAGCGTTGAAATGCAGGCGTAGTTATTTAGTAACTGTTTTGACGCTGTTAGATAGGTCGCCATAGCGGTGTAGCCGCCATGCGACTAGGCGATTACGATGCCCTGAATAAACGATGACTTAGCAACGAATGTTGAAAAGTAACCGTAGTAACTAAACGTGCGCGACAACGTAGATGGGTTAGTGACGCTAAGTATGCCTTGCTGAGCCTCGTAAATCTCATAGCCCGGTGCGTAAACAACAAGCATTGTGCCGTTTGCAAAGTTGTTGTCAACAACAAGCGACAAACCAAACACATTCATCATGTTGTAATTTAAACCGCCAACTTTGCCGATTGAGTTTTGGCCTGCAACTCCGTCAGTTACGTAACCAAGTACAGGTCGCTTATTTGCGTCAAGTTGCTGACCCAGTTTTTGCCATACGTCAGGCGACACGCAAAGATGAGTTGGAAAGAAATTTGAATCCTCTGCAATTTCTCGTGATGCGTCATACAACGATTCAATCAAAGATGATGGGTCAGTTGCGTTAACAGTCCATGTCGAGCCTGATGCAGTTTTACCTGTAACCAAGTTGTCGGCTGCGATGTTGTCAGTCGCAATCAAATACTCGCCAGCAAGATCGTTTAAGATTAAGTTCATTGCTGCTGGGTCAGTAAAATCCATGTCTTGTTGTGTCAAAGTCACTTGACCAGCAACAGTTGTTTTAGTAACTGTGTTTGCTGCGATCACCATTGTGGTTGCACTTACGGCGCTGTTTTCTGTTTGTGTTGCTGCGCTTGTATGCGTTGTGATCGTTGGTCGAGTAAAAGTTTTGCTTGGTGTTGCTGGCATTGCACGCGCACCAAATGCGCTAACAACTGGTCGCACAAAATTCAAGTCTTGAAACAACGGCCCAAGTACTGGTACTGGCAATAGACCCGGTGTATCGGTTGTCAATACGTCGCCTGCCGCTGCTTGCAACGCTGACGATTGTTTACGTACTGCGTCTTTGTATGCTGCGTTGACTTTTGCAAATGTGTCGCCACCAATGTGCATTGCTGCAAGATATTCGCCCGGTGTTGGCATCTTGTATTCGCGTGCAGGTTGCGCCCAAAGTTTGTCAACTGTTGATTGTGCTGCCTCGACTACTGGTGTTGCTGGTGTTTCGCTCATAGGGGTTGTGTCCTTTTGTTCTTGTTGTTCTGATTGTATAGCACTTGTCAATTCGGTTTCGGGGATACCTTCGGCTACCTCGTCAGGTGCGCTAGCCGCTACGTCGGTAATGATTGCACCGCTAAACGCGCCCTCGCTGACCAACGACAATTCTTGCCACGTGGCCGCCTCTACAATCATCACGCCTTCCTCGTCGTAACTAAACTTTGTTGGGGTTACGCCTACCGATACAGCGTCAATAACGCCGTCAGCCATAAGGGTCATATATTCGTCGCCCAGTCGAGTGGCGCTGATCTTGGCCGTAAACATCATGCCCTGTGGCGTGTCCACACGCTCAACTACTTTGCCGACAATCTGATTGCTGTCGTGCTGGCCAAGAATTTTCGGGTCGCGCCCCGTGACTGGCAACGACCCTTGCAAAAATCGTACCTTAGTGCCGTCATTGACGGTCGCTGTTTCGTCGTAAGTGACGGCTACGCCTGAGATTGAGCGCGACGGCAAGCCCTCTGCCGCCGCTGCATCAACCGTGATCTGTGAAGGGGTTAATCGGATCATAAAATTTATAGTACTCCATTTGGTATCGGTGTTTCGGAATTGTCCTCACGGTAGTCACTCATGGAATACTCGCCCGACAAATATTGCTCTACGTCAAACTCAACGTATGTGCCGTTAGGTAGCACGTTGTTACCGCTTAATGTGCCAGCAATGCAGTCTGCGTAAGCGCGTACGCCAAATGTCCACAAGTCCATGCGCGCTTCAGCACTTGACTGATACGAATAACTGCCGACCGACACGCCCGCAAGGTACGGCGGAATGTTGCATAGTCGAGCCATTTCCATTGCTTGGAATTCGGCGCTATCAATTAAAAGCATTTTGTCAGGGCTAGTTTGCGTTTCTGTGTAGGTCACAAATTCGTTTAGCGCTGCAGTTTGATTAGTTGCGCGCGCAGAATTAAACGCGGCCGCAAGATCGGCTAATTCTTGTGCGCTTAATGGCTCGCCGCCAGTTTGACGCAAGATGCCTGCCGGTATTGCTGACGTAGAGTTTCTGTGACGTGCTGCTTCAAGTTGTAACGCCGTAGATACGGATTGCGTTGACTGGTAAACAATGCCTTGAATTGGCGACAAAAATTGCACAACATCATTTGGGTCTAGGTTGCCGCCTTGAAAGATAATTTGTTTTGACGGCGCAAACCAAACTGGCCCTGATTGATCTAACGTCTGCACCATTGCGGCAGGTAGTCGAGTGTACGACGCTGGGTATCCGTCGGCTGTGCGTGACGTAATGTACCAAAACGCGCGACCGTAAAAAAATAGATCGTCAAATGTCCAAGACAAAATAAAATTGTTTGGCAATGTTGGGTCTATTTTGCGTAGCCAAGTGCGCGGTGCAATCGGCAACTTTTCCATTTCGTTGCCGTTCCAAATTTCGTTGTACATCTTCAGGTTCATGCAGCCGATGACGCTGGCCATAAGATCGCGCGCTCGACTAACGGTTGGCACGCTCATTGCACGGTTGCGAGCGTCGCCTTCAATGTACGAGTAGTACTGGCCAATCATATTTGCGCCACCGTTGTTGACGCTGTTGCTGTAATAACTACCAGCCGCTGCCGCTTTAGTTGGCTCAGGCGATATTGCCGCTTTGTTTATTGACCTGCTAAAGATTGCCATTGGCTAAGTATGCCACGCGTATCGGTTGCCCGTGTTGATAGGTGGCCGCCGCGAACGTAACCGAGAAAGCATAAGTAAACGACGGCCACCCGTTTTGCATACTAGCCACTAGCCACAACGATCATAGGTTTACCTGTTGCTGTAGGTCGGCTTGCAAGTGCGGCGCACCAAACTAAACAGCGTGCTAACTCGATCGGGCCGGGTGATCGCTGGCTGGATAGTGCGATGCTGTTTTGACTGCGTACTGCGACGGCGCGTTGTACGTGTTCGGCCAACATATTTTCGCCTGTATGCCACAACAGTTTTTCGTGGATCATTGACTTGATGCGCGGCGTAAATTTAAGTATTTCGCCGTAGCCGACAATCGCACGCCGACGCTCTAACGCCAACGGCCAATGAATATCTATTGACGGTGAGATCGCAAATTTAATTGTTGTGTTTTTGGCTAGGCGCTCTACGTGTTGCAACATTTCGTCGTATGTGTCGCAAACAAACTCGACTGTTACTACGGTGCGCCGATCGTCAAGCACGACTGCTCGAGTAGCAAAATATCGGTCGTCGGTCAAACTAGTTTCTATGGCAATTGTGCCGCCGTCGGGCATCGGGTCGGTGTACTCCAGTTCAGGCCACAAACCCGGTGCTATCCATGACTTGTCTGACGCAACCCAGAGATTGCATGACGCACGCAAAAATGATGCGCGGTCAGGGTTCTCGCTTTCAGCTTCAATCGTTTTAAGTGTCAAAGTTTTGCCTAGCGCTGGGTTAGCCCAACCCCACGCGCGACTATCCATAGGCGATATGTCAGGCGGCGGCGACCACTCCGCAAAGTACAGCGATGACGGCTCAGCACGGTCAATAGATCGCAACCCCTGTTCGCGCCAACGTTGCATTGCGGTACTTGCCTCTGTGCCAGCCGTTGACCACGCCGACAACAATGGCGAACGTCGAGCGCGTTGCGCTGGCAGTAAACCGCCGTCAATAACAGTTGACCCAATATCCCAAATCTCGTCAGCCACGATCAGGTCGCAAGACATACCGTGACCGACACTCGAGTTGGCTGCACGAATAAACCATTTAGACCCGTCAGGCATAGTGACCTGATTACGGCCATAAGACCGCATAAGTTTTGCGCCAAACCGCAACTCAAGAATGTCGGCAAGTTTGTCGTACAACATGACTGCCAAGTCAAGACGATGCGCAGTAGATAGCACGGTTTGCGGTAACGCCCGGTGCTTAGGCATCTCAGTCAGCCACCAACCGACAAGCGCCGTCAACGCAACCGTCTTACCGTTCTGACGCGCCGTACTAACCATAGACATACGATGCAAAAAATCCCCGTCGCCATCAAACAACAACTGACCGTCAAGCACACGCTGTTGCCAAGGCATTAACTCCATGCCAAGGTGCTGTAAAGCCCAGCCCCCCACCTCAGCCCCAAACGAACCCGACGCATCAGGCCACACCGTTTCCAATCGAGGCTGATCTCGGCCAGTTACCGCCAGTTCAGGCTGGTTAGGGTCATCTGAGATAATCCTGAGTTGGGTCGGGGTGAATAATTTTTTTTCAGTAAAAAACGGTTTGTGTGTTTCGCGTATTCCGTTTTGTCTCATTGCTTCTGCTCGTATTGTTTGTCGCATTTCGTTTCGTTGTGTTACGTAGCGATGTCCGAGTGTGTTGTTGCATTTAAAGCAGATGCCTCTTAAGTTTTCTAGTTCGTGGCCGCCACCTGCGTCAACTGGAATGATGTGGTCAACTTGTGTTGAGGGTTGCCGGTTGCAAACGGTGCAGGTTGGCTGTTCGCGTAGGACGATTGGGCGGTTGCGCTGGTAGTCGGCGTGATCGTGTGCTCTGCTCATAATGCACTAGCGCGCGCTGTCGCGCTTGCTCTCAGTTTGTAAACGCTAACCATGTTGTCAACCTTATGTCTGTTGTTTGTTTGTGGTATGTCAATCTATGTTGTGTGTGAGACCTAGTGCGCTAAGCCCCCCGTCGTCTGCCTTCACTCGACACCCTAACTCTTTAGCGCAATTTGCTTGACCACGTGTTACCACGCGCATCATCTACCCACGTCACCGTGTTTTATACCTTTCACCTTGCAAAGGGTGTAGGCCATGCCCGTTATTTAGTTTTGTTGCTCACCTAGTTTTAGCGCGTCAATAACCTTGCTTACGTCACGCTTTGTTAGATCGCCTGTTGTGTTTATCTGACGGCCAAGCACGTTGCTGCAATACTCTTTTAGTTTGTCTTGCGCAATGTTTTGCCCGTTAGCCAGCGCACGCATCATGCCCAACTGTTTAGGCGTTGCATACTCTTGCACGGGTGCGTCTTTGAATGGCATCTCTACGTCGTGCATCGGTACAACTGGCGCTAGACGGCCTGTAAGTTGCCTTGATTGCGCTGCCTCAACCTCGTTACGGCTTGCAATGCTTTTGTTTATACCAAAGCCCATGTAGCCAAGCGCTCGACCCAACGCGCTAGTAAACCCAACCTCGTTCTCGCTCATTTTTGTGTACGGCGTACGCCCTGGATATATCTCACACGCTGACGCAACTGCAGGTATCGGGTCGGCTTGGTCACGCCATACGGTTACGGTGCAACGTATAAAGCATGACTTGTCAGGCATTTCTATGATCTCGCGGTGTGTTTCTTGTATGCGTAGGTCAGGATATTTTTTTAGTGCCATGCCTAAACGTGTAGGTACGTCAACGTAGTTGTCAAGATTAAAGCCAGTCATTTTTTTACCGTTTCGTTGCAATGTTCGCATAACACTTTTTTACGCGGTTGACGCAAATTGTAAAGCGGTTGCATTTTTTCAATCAACATGTTTTCTATTGCAAGTGCTTCAGATCGAGTTTCGCACCAATCTAATTCAATAATCGTGATTTGATCGCGCCAAATTTTGTCACGCCTGTGTTGTGCAATACGCATTAAAACGTCGTTTGTAACCCCAACGTAAATTAAATTTTTGTCAAAGTTGTAAATGCGATAAACCGCTTGACCATTTTTGAACGGTTGTTCTGTGAACGTTAATAATTGTTTAATGTTCATAGTGATTGCCATATTGTTAGGCGTTGCGCGTGATCGTGTTCGCCGCCACGCTCAGCAAACGTAATCTCGCCCGTGTTCTTTATAACGCCGTTACGTTGTGCAACCAGTAGTCGAGCGGTCATGCCTTTAGTAACTGGGAATGACGCGCCCAACTCGTACCAAACTTGGTCGGCTGTAAACCGTGGCAACATACGTGCCATTTTGCGTATCGCCGCATCAACGCGATCTTGTTGTTCGGGTGTCCATTTGGCGTTTGCGCTGGCTTGGCTTTCGGCCATTGCGATACGCATACGGTTTTTGTCGTGTTTAGTTAGCACGATGCACCATGTTTTCTAAACGCTGTATTTCTACTTCGTTTTCGTTTAAGCGCAGTTGCTTAATACCAATCTCAATGTCGCGCTCTTTGACGCGCTCGTCAAGATCGGTGATAATGCTCAACAAATATTTAATTTCAATACGTGTTTGGTTTAACACGTCAATTAGTTCTGCGTCGTCAAGTACGTTGCGGTCGTCAATCTCGTGTTGGATTGCTCGAAGCGTGCTACGCGCTGCCAATTCCCAAGGCTGACGTACTGGCACTTTGTTTTGCGTAATCTGTTCCATGACGTGTTTAAGCGCTTGGAATTGTGGGTCGTTAGTAAAATTATTAGACATTTGACGACCACCCGTTCAACAATGCTTTTAATTGTTTTGCGGTGCAAACTGTTGACAACGCGCCAACTAATGCTTCAACGGCATTATCGCCGTAACGCTGTCGAGCGACTTTGCTCAATTCGTTTATTACTTCAATTTCTGCTTTGATGTTCTCGGTCATCTCTTGCCTTTCGTTTGTTGGTGACTGACATTATCAGGTAGGTGTACGCCGTCAAGACTGACGCTAAAAACAGGTGTTTTAAAGTGACCATGCACGCCACCCATTCGAGTATCTAAAGATTGCTAACGCGCTACGCAAATTGTCTTCAAGGTCAAACAGGTCGTCGCAGGTGCGTAGTAGGCCGTATGCCTGCAAGTAGCCGTTTGCGTAATACGACGACGGTTTGCACCAAAAGTAATTGATCTGCATAACCCCGGCTGAGCCGCCGTTAGGGTCGGTCGGGTTGAACGCTGCAGGGTTGCAACGGCTTTCGCGGTAGGCGATTGCGACCAGTTGTGTCAGGTCTTGTTCAGCCCAGCCGACGTGTCGAGCCATGTCAAACACGATCTGACACGCGTCAGGTTGCGTTATAGGCGTAGTTACAGGCACGGTGCTAGTAGTGCTAGGTATGTCAACTGGTCGGCCGTAGCCCTCAAAGACCTCGGGTTGTCTGACTGCTAGATCGTCGGCTGTTGGGGCAGGCGGCGGTGTCAAAATAAATATTGACGTGACGCTAATAAATAGCGATATTGCAA